ACCCGTATAATTTCGTGTGCGGCGGCTGTCGTTATCCGAACCGACAATATAATTATCATCCCAGACCTCACCAGGGGCGAGCATACCGCCTTTGTGTTTATGCCGTCCGGCCCCCCTCGTTGTCAGCTCCTGCGCGGGTAGTTCACTGGTTTCGCCACTGACACCAACCTGCACGGCGGGCAGGTTAGCCCGCAGGAGGGTGAAAGTATCACTGCCGCCGATCTGCCCGACGTCCGAACCGTCAGCCTTGCCGATGCGTATCGTTTTATTCTCTCCGGTGTAAACCCATTGCGACCAAGGCCAGCGCTCGTTAGGGTTCAGGTCAGAGTTAAATAATCGCGTGGTCCCGACGGGATTATCTTCTTCCCACGCGTTTCTTACCGCTGCCGTCACAGCAATTCCGATCGCAGCTTTTACCGCCGCGGGGGTTCCTGCCACACTGACACTGTCGCTATCTGTGGCGCTACTCAGCCTCACAAACCCCTTTTCCTCCAGCGTTGCGTCCGGGTGATTCCTGGATTTAGCATGCCCGCTTAACTGACTATCGGTGTAATCTTTGACTTCATTACTGACGGCAATGATGTCCTCAGTTGTGGCAAGTACAATGTCGGAATCAACAACCAGTTGAATATCATCGGTGCTACTTACGGCCAGCCAGATACGCACCACGGTGAATCGGCCTGATCCTTCATCCAGAAGGGGTTTGTATGTTTCCGGGACGCTGGCCATCGCCAGGCACGCCCCAGACTCATCAAAAAGAGCGGCTTCACGGATGGTAAATCCTCCCGCCTCAGGGGGGATAATCATCTCGGCGGAAATAACATTTTTGTCTGCATCCTGTACTTTCAGCCTGTTTAGCTGAGATCTGAACACCTCATTCACCAGGGCGCCCCTGGTTTTATCTACCAAAGGCAATATGCCGTTACCATCACCCACGGCCATCTCCGAAAACCCGACTTTTTCTCCACTGACTGCAGCGGCCGCCAGCTTCTCCAGTCCTGTCTCAGTAAAATATGCAGTGTATTTTCTTGCCATTAATCTTCTCCTGCACCGGCAAAATCAGACAGAGCCATGATTTGCGAGCGCGCCTGACTTAATACGTCCTCATCAGCGCTCGTATTAATTGTGACCGGGTATTCCCCATAAAACTGCATGGCGGATTCGCTAATTCCGGCATGGAGACGCGCCCAGCTCCCCGAAGCCATAACGCTGACACCCTCAACGCGGAAAAATAAATCCATTTCGCGGTTTTCCACGCCCAGGCAGCATCCTGATTCGGTGACCTGACTGACCGCGATTGTTTTTTTCATTCTGAATATCATATTTATTCCGCCCTGAGTGAGATTTGCCGTACCGAGGCTGATGCATAGCCACTGTTTATTTTTGCCTTATTACCTGCCGCACTCACGGATAGCCGGTATCCGGCGGTTCCCGAACCGGAATACATCATTCGGCCGGTATAACCGGCGGTATTACTGATTTTTAATGTGTCAGTGATGGTGCGACTGTCAAATAAACACTGTATTTCCAGTGAATTACCTGCCCTGACGTAAAAGTTATCGAAGCTTGTTTCGGTGGTATTAATGGCCCCCGTCCAGAGCGTCAGATAGTTGATACGCTCTCCCGATGCCCGATAGAACTGGCAACCGGTCATGAGGGCATAACGCGCCAGATTTTTTGCTATGTCATATCCGGCATTAGCGGCACCATCGAAATCCGCCATGATGCTCACTCCATGTAAATCTGTCACATGGTTGTCATCGCTGTTACGAACCGGCAGACCTGACGGGCATCGGACCGTACCACCCTGCATCTTCATGTGTATGGTTCCATTAGCAACCTGGCCCAGGTAGCTGTAATCAATGTACTGAAAATCGCAGCCATAAAATTCATATGTACCCCGCTGGGTAAGATTCAGCGGTGGGGCGTTTTCACCCTTTCTGGAATTCATGGCATTGAACACGACAACGCGGGGATTATGCGCCACACCCGCACCTTTAAATGCCATCCTTGCCACATCGATATTGTGAAATTCAATTTGCGATGTGTAGCCTGCTGACAGCGTCGGCGCGGCATTGCTGCTGATGCGCTCATAGTCCTGACGAAAATTTTTAAAATCGATGGCGAAGCCGATATTATCGCTGGTATCGCCGCACAGATAATCACAGTTCTCAATAAGAACCTTGCGCGGAAAATAGACCAGGCCGTCCGTATTGCTGGAAAAGATGCTGTCAAATCGTGACCCTTCCAGGCGTTTACCCCAGCGAATATTCCGGAGGGTAACCGTTTTGAACATCCATGGCGTGACCGGTGAACCATCAGGGACACCGCCAGTGCCGTCAGAGTTTGCACGGATAAAAGCCGAGCGATTACCTGGATCGCCATTGATAACCAACCCGTCAATTTCAAGATGGCAGTCATTAAAGCCTCCCTGATCGTCACGTCCTTTAATAACGCCAGCATCTTCCTGTCCTGATTCAAGAGTAATGGTGGAATCCCTGATAGAAAGCACGTCACCAACACCACAGATACTCAGGGCAAAATTGCCAAGATGACTGCGGAAAATATGACATGAGCCCCAGAAAGGGTTATGAAAATCGATGCGGTTAAAATCCACATTATCAAATGTCACGTCCTGGCAGTTTTCCCCGGCAGTCGCCCCCCATCCCTCTCCCTGCGAAACGGAGTCACTGATATGCAGCCCGGAAACGTTATTATAATTCAGGGTATAACTGTAAATACGGGAGCCGGACGAATTATAAGAGTCATTCGGCCAAGGGGAATAGACATTCCGGAACTTAATTTTATATCCACCATCAATAGACAAATCGACTGCACTGCCATTATCGGTCAGGGGGCGATTGATAACAGTCGGATTTTCAATCGTCGCCCGGCTGATATCATAAAAAAAGATATTAATTGTGTGCGGCTGGTTCTTCATATCAAAACAGCCCGGCGAAATAAACAACTCACCATCACTGACCGGCAAAGCATAAACCGAATCCACCGATGCAGGCATGGGATACTTAAGCGCCCGGTCAAGCTTTCCTTTTTTCGAAATCCGGCTCATGGCAATCCATGTTTTATTTTTCCCCCTGCCGGAATACAGGACCACGGAAGACGACTTAAAAATAACAAAATGATTATCCAGTGTGGTATCACTGCCCAGCCCGGTGATTTTCGAACTCTGCGCATCGCGGCTTCGCCAGTCAGTGCCGTTAATTTTTGACAATAACAGTGCACCATCCTCAGTCGAGGCATCATATACGACAGCAGATTTTGTCTGGGTGAACGACAGACTTCCCCGGGAATTCTCAGGCACCCACTTCACGCCGGAAAAATTGCAGGTCCCGTAAAAAACAATATCCTGATCACCGCTCAGTATGAATGTTCTTTTCTGGCGTTGTTTCAGAGTGAAACCATATTTTTTCTGAAGCGCAACAATTTCCAGTAACGCGGCAGTGACATCGGCACCATCCTCCAGCCCGAAAGAGTCAAGGGAATACCAGTCAAGAACGTCGCCCACATTACCGGCAACGGGCATATGCATCAATCGGGTGCCATCGGGTGATGCCATCCCCTGGCGCAGAGCTGCATCTGATGTGTAAGCCCATCCTCCCGCCCCCGTGCCGCCGGTCGTCGCCGGACTGGAACCGGGCGGCACGGTTTTCGGAAAATCGCCCGTCCAGACCATGCGGTAGTTTCCGTAGAGGATCTCTTCTCTCGGGGATGTGAGCGTACCCCCTTCCAGAAAGTTTTTCACCGCCTCGATTTTTCCCGACAGGTCAATTTCGTCATATTTTTCTTTCAGGTAACGGGTACGGTTTGCCAGTTGTTTAAGTGGACGGTTAGCGACGCCATCCTGACCGCCGGACACGCGCTCAGTTCGCCCAATCAGCTGAATATCATCTTCCCACGATGGTGATTCAAAAATATTAGTCATGGTCTTTACCTGTAATTAAAATTTCCATCGTGAAAAATCACACCGTTATAGAGGAAGTTATCCTCCGGCTGATATTCCTCTGGATAAACACTGATTATCTCCCCACATCCCGAAGATGTTCCGACAGAAACTGGCCCCAGCGTTACGGAGGCAATATTCATCCGGGAAATATGGCGGCTGACGGGTTTGGCATCGTTAATCAGGCGATTTAGTTCATCAAGCATTAACGGGGTAATACCAATATCATTAATATCCACCTCAAGCCTGAATGTTCCGGCGGGGTCCGCAACATTCCACCATTCCTCAAGTGTCAATGCATATCCCATCTTCTCAATCACGCGCCTGATGGCGGCGACAGTTCCTTTACGCTGATGGAGCCAGAACGCCTCACCGATAACGCTGCGTTTTTCCGCTTCACTCCAGTTCTCATCCCATCTGTCCACCGAAAAAGCCCAGGCCAGATAAGGGAGGAATTTCACCGGACAGGTTTCAGGGTTCCACAGGTCACGCAGTGGTACTGTTAAATCACTGATGACGGCACACGCAGCGGCGGCTCGCTGCTCCAGCACCGACGACCCGGTA